TTGACCGGTGGACCTGAAGAGTTTGCTGATGGTCCTCCATGTTTACAGATGATCTGCAAAGAGATACAGGAATCAGGAACCAAACTAAAAGACGAAAGAGATAGATTTTTATATAACTACATGGTGTTTGCTAAAAAGAAATTTAGTGAGAACTGGGAAAAGAAAGTATTAGAAGCAGCTAGAAACTACATCTTGTACGATGAGATATGGGGTGATGGTAAAGTAGAAGAAAAGATTAAGTATTGGAAAAAAGATACAGCAGGTTTTAAATGTAATGATTTACCTATATCATCATATTGTGCGAGGGGCACATGT